TTCTGTAACATTTGATAATCTTGCTCAAATGAAAATAGGAACCGATCCTAATTTTACTTTTATTACTTACGACAAAATAGATACAGGAAACATTAGGATTTCTGGAAACACTGTTGAAAGTTTATCTGGAGAATTTAATATTGACAGTGCAAGTGAAAATATTAATTTCAATTCTGATGTAAATGTTGCTAAAAATTTAGCAATGACTGGTAATTTTAATTTTGACGGCTCATTAAATTTATTTGGTAATGCTTATACTGATACTGTAGATTTTAATATAGACATTGAACAAAACTTTAATCCTAATATAGATACACAATATAATTTAGGTTCAATAAGCAACCAATGGTTAAATGTTTGGTTATCTGAAGCTAATATTAATAGTATTAGAATTTTTGACAATGTAATACAAACACAAGACTCTAACTCAGATCTAGAACTACGTGCAAACGGATCTGGGCGTATTTTAATTCCTAGTAACAATGTATCATTTAGTAATGACTTAACAGTTGTAGGTAATTCATCTTTAGACAATAATGTCAGTGTAGCAAATTTAAATTTAAACGGTGTTGTAAATATTGTAGGTGATGTAAGTGTACAGTCTCAAACAGTAGACGGATTTTTGTCAGTAACTGAGGCAGTACAGTTTGAAGAAATTTTAGTTGACGACAACGTTATCACAACTACTTCATCAAATGCAAACTTAGAATTACGTGCAGAACCTACTGGAATAATTTTAGTTCCTACTAGCGATGTACTAGTAAGTAATAGTTTAAGTGCTGATAATATCTATAATACCAGTACCATAGCAATAACCAATGTTGTAGAATTTAATAAAGCTGACGTAGCTAACATTGATATTTCACAAAACTATATCACAACCAACAACGGTAACTTAGACCTAGTAATTAGTGCTATAAACAGTAGTAGTATTACGTATTGGGCAAATGGCTCAGGGTTCAATACTGATTTTGCAGTATTTCCAACTGGCGGCGATCCATGGGGAATATATTACTGGGCTACCGGTAGCTATTTGGAAATAACATTATCAGCATGGACAAACACTAGTGCATTTAATAATCTACTAACAGTTTCTAGCGGTTCAATATTACAGCTAGACCCTGCTGGATACGGTAATTTAATAAATTTTACTTCCACTAGCGGTTGGGTAAGTCAAGGCAGTGGCGTATATAGAATGACCGGTACTTGGGCATTTGGTGGCCCAACAGTTGATTCTGGAATTACCAATTTTAAATTTACATATATTATTGTCTCGGGCGATATAACATTGCCAAATAGTGATGTTATTTTTGAACAAGATTTAACAGTAGACGGCATTACAAGTTTACAAAATGTCACAGTAATAGGTACACTAGATCAGTTAGGATTAAGAACACAACTAGGAAACTACGCTCAAACAGGTAATTTAGTACAAAGCGGAAATATGTTTGTTAACAGTGCAGTACAATTTTCTGACATATCAGTAGACGACAATGTTATTACACCTACAGTAGGTAATAATGATTTAGACTTACGAGCGAGTGGAACTGGAAAAGTACTAGTACCTAATAATAACGTTAGAGTAACAAATAATTTATTTGCTGCAACTATAACTACTGGTGATATTATAATTGATCAAGACATTGACTTAGATGATATTATTGTTAGAACTAATAACATACAAATCAACGACAATTATATCACAACAACAATTTCTAATTCAGATTTAGAACTACGTGCAACAGGTGATGTTGCATTGCCAACCAACGATGTTATATTTGATCAAGATCTAACAGTTAACGGCACTACTAATTTAAAAAATATTATTATTAACGGGACTGTAAATCACACAGGTAATAGAACTCAAACAGGTAATTATTCTCAAACAGGAAATTTAATAGTTGGGCAGTTTTCAACTCAAAGCGATGTACAACTAGAAGCAATAAAACTTGTTGATAACTTTATTGCAACCACTAACATAAACGAAAATTTAATACTAAGTGCCAGCGGCATTGGAGATATTGTATTTGATGATAGTCTGCTTATTGCACAGGATCTAACTGCTCAAAGTATAGTAACTAGCAATTTAACAATCAATAATACTTTTGCTCTTGAAGCATTAGAAAGTAGCACCGACATACAAATTTTTGATAATGTTATTACTACTACTAATACAAACTCAAACTTAGAATTACGTGCTAATAGTGCAGGTGATGTACTGTTAGAAAATGTATTTGTAAATACGGATAGACTAGGAACTAGAAGCGGAAATATAACATTTGCACCAACAGAAAATATTACAATTAATTCTACAGGAGCAGTTAAGTTACCAAGTGGTACTACACTACAACAATCAAACACCGTAGGGGATTTAAGATTTGATACTTCTAATAATGTATTTGAAGCTCGCGGTCTGTCTAACACTATAACATTTAACGGTGTTTACTCTAGCGATCGCAGAACTAACCTAGTAGCACATCCTACTAATAATACTTTAAATTTAACAATTAATACAGTACAGCTGGCCCAAGTAACTGTTAACGGATTAATTACTCATAGATTAGATGTTGACGACATAGTATTTGATAATAATGCAATTTTTACAAACGCATCGAATTCTGATTTAGAATTACGAGCAGACGGCTCAGGCGAATTACTTGTCGAAGCGTTTACTATTAAGAGCAATATTATTGTTCCTACTACACTTAATTCTGCTTCTCGACTAGGCGGAACAGGACAGCAGTGGATAGTGTTTGAAGGGAACACAGCCGTTAAATTTCCTTCTGGAGATACTGGGTCTAGACCTGCAAGCCCGGTTCTAGGGCAAACACGACATAATATTGATTCAGACACACTTGAAACCTGGATAGGTGATCAGTGGCGATCTAGTGCGGGTCAGTTTGACTCTATCAGTGTTGCTCAGATGGAAGACGAAGCGTTCATCCAAACTCTAATATACGGCTAATAACAATATATTTTACTAAACGGATAAATATTGATAATGTAATGTGAGACCGCACATTGCAGGATATACTGTGGTTAGCCAGCAAAGAGCGCAAGCTGTAAATTAGGCTAGAGGGACAGGATCCCCGTGTGAGGAGAAGAGATGGCGATTGGTCGTATTTCGGGTCCACTCTTAAAGGAAAATCTCGTTAGAAACGGGATTAATATTGCCTTTGAGACAGATCTACTATATCTTGATGTTGTTAATCAACGCATCGGCATCAAAACCGTAGCTCCTACGCACGAACTACAAATAAACGGTACAACAAAAACAACAACACTAATAGTTGACAATAGAGCAGACATCGCAGATGTCAATATTGAAGGCAATACTATTAGTACTGATCAACAGTATCTAAGATTAGGTACATTTGACAACATCATTTACAATAACAAACTTCGTGTTGATTCAATCGACATTGAAGGCAATGTTATTAGCACCAATAGCTCAAACGCAAACTTAGAATTACGTCCAAACGGAACCGGCGAAGTACATGTTTATGCAAACATGAATGTTACTGGAAATATTCATGCAACTGGAAATATTAGTGCAGACGGAACCGTAACGATCGGTGATGCAGACACTGACAATGTAGTATTTAATGCTGAAGTTGCATCTGATATAATTCCAGACGTAAATGTAACATATGACCTAGGTACTACCAGCAAACGCTGGCAAGATGTTTATGTTAATAATCTAGTAGCATCAACTATTAATTCAACAGACCTGTCAGTTGCTGGAATTGATTTAGTATTGCGCCAAGGTAATATTTATTATGTTGCAGAAAACGGCAACAACGCATCACCTGGTGATCATCCTCAAGCGCCTTTTGCGTCAGTGAAGCATGCACTTAGCGTAGCTACAACAGGCGACACAGTACATATCTATCCTGGTGTATACACAGAAATATTTCCTTTAACAATACCAGTAGGTGTAACAGTTAAAGGCCAAGGCCTACGTTCAGTAAAAATTGTTCCTACTGTAGGTACACAATTTAATGATGCATTTTTACTAAACGGCGAAACAACAGTTGAAGATATAACAATAGCTGACTTTTATAGTAGCTCAACAGCAGAAATCACGTTATCTAGTGTAATTAACAATCCAACTCCCTTTGGTACAAGTCTTAATGATTTCTTTGGTTACCCAGTTGCTGTATCAGGTAATTATGTTATAGTCGGCGCTTTGCAAGAAGATGACGCAGGCGGCACTGAATCAGGCAAAGCCTATATTTTTAATGCAACAACTGGGGCTTTAGTACATACATTAAATAATCCTAATGCCTACAGTACAAGTGGCGCCGACACCTTTGGCGGCGCAGTAGCAATCTCAAATAACTATGCTATAGTTGGGGCAAATGCAGAAGATGATGCCGGTGGCGGAGGTTCAGGCAAAGCCTATATCTTTAATGTAGCTACAGGCGCCCTAGTACACACATTAAACAATCCCAATGCCTACAGTACAAGTGCAGGTGATGGCTTTGGTTTTTCAGTTAGCATATCAGATAATTTTGCCATAGTTGGTGCCTATGCAGAAGATCAAATTGGCGGCGCTGATTCAGGCAAAGCCTATATCTTTAATGTAACCACGGGTGCCCTAGTACATACCCTAGATAACCCCAATGCCTACAGTACAAGTGCGAGTGATGCCTTTGGTATCGCAGTAGGAATATCAGGTAACTATGCTATAGTTACCGCCTGGCTAGAAGATGACGCCAATGGTGGAAATTCAGGCAAAGCCTATATCTACAATGTAACTACCGGCGCATTACTATTCACATTAAACAATCCAAATCCTTTTAGTTCAAGTGCTGGTGACTTGTTTGGACGGAATGTTGCAATATCAGGTAACTATGCTATAGTTGGTGCCTATCAAGAGGATGACGCAGGCGGCACCGGCGGCGATTCAGGCAAAGCCTATATCTTTAATGTAACCACGGGTGCCCTAGTACATACCCTAAATAACCCCAATGCTTTTGGTACAAGTGCTAGTGATTTCTTTGGCTGGTCAGTTGCAATATCAGGTAACTATGCTATAGTTGGCGCATACGGAGAAGATGATGCTGGTGGCGGAGGTTCAGGCAAAGCATATATTTTCAGTACTATAAGCGGACAGCTAATACAAACTATTAATAACCCTAATGCTTTTGGTACAAGTGCAGGTGATTTCTTTGCTGCATCAGTTGCAATATCAGGTAACTATGCCGTAGTTAGCGCCTATCTTGAGGATGATGCCGGCGGTACTGAATCAGGTAAAACATACATTTATAATTTAACAGGCGCAGTAGAAACCGGATTTGCATTTAAATATGCACCTGGGTTTACAGTAACTAGTCGCAGTCCATACATTAAAAACATCAGTGTAATTACCAAAGGTAGCGTAACTACACTAGAAGACCCGAGAGGATTTAACGCAGGTAATGCTGGTAGAGGCGCATATCTAGACGGTGCAGTAGCAAACATTCTCAGCAACGAAGCAGCATGTTTATTTCACAGTTGTACATTTATAACACCTGGAGTTGACGCTATAGTAATGACCAACGGCGTTAGGGTTGAGTGGTTAAATTCGTTTACATATTTTGCTAACAGAGGATTATATGCAGTAGATGGAGTAAGTGGTCTTAAAGGCCAGGGTGAAACAGCAATACGAGTAGACGGATTAGCAGGGTCAATTACTACTGGACAAACTATCAGTTACTACGACAGTGATGGTGTTACACTTTTAGGAAGCGCAGCTATTGCTAGTATTGATGGCACCGGAAAAATATTCATTGACGGCAAACAGTTAGGATTTGAAACAGCCGCAGAACGAGGCGGCAAAACTATCGCAGCCAACGGAGATGCTAAACTAAGTACAGCAGTTAAAAAGTTTGGTACATCAAGTCTTGCCCTAGACGGCACAGGAGATTATGCTAGTATTCAAAGTACAATAGATTTTGGGTTTGGCACGGGAGACTTCACAATCGATGGATGGTTCTATAAAACAGCCTCACTTTCGCAAATTTTAATTGATACTAGAACAACGTCGACTCAGAATTCAATTATGGTTCAGTCTAACTCCGCAAATAATTTAAGATTATTTGTAAACGGAGTGTTTGTATTAACATCTAGCAATACTCATACACTTAATGCTTGGAATCATCTTGCTATCTCTCGTGTTAGTGGCGTAACTAGATTTTTTATTAATGGAGTTGTGTCAACTAATACTTATGTTGATACAACTGATTACGGAACTACAAAACCCTTAGTATTAGGTGCCTCGTTTGTTGGGCTCACTTCTTTTAGCGGATATATTGACGATTTAAGAATTATTAAAGGAGTTGGTCTCTATACAACTACTTTTACAGCACCAACTACTCGTGCATTAGTTACCGCTGACACAGTTTTAATGGCTCGCTTTGACGGTGCAAACAATTCGACAACATTTGAAGATGATGTTGTTTATGCACAAGACATTAGATTCTCAGGCGGTGCCACAGCACAGTATATTACCCTAACTGATTTTACAGACTTTGGAGCAGAAGTTAGATTAATTGGATCAGCGTCTGTATACGGTAACTTTGGATTAGTTGGTGACGGCCCTGGTGTTTTAATGTATGCTATAGGTCAAAATCTAGCATATATTGGCAACGGTAAAGAAGTTACTAATGATCCTATTACTGTAATACAAGACAACGAAGTAGTAGAAACTAACGGTGCTAAAATACGCTACAATTCTGTAGACCACAAAGGTGACTTTAGAGTTGGTGATTTGTTTTATGTTAATCAGGATACAGGAACAGTTGAACTGACTGTTTCAAATTTTAACGTATCGGAATCTGGAGTAACATTTACAGACGGTTCTAATATAACTTTTATTGACGGTACACGAATTGACACAGGCAATCTACGCATTAGTGGAAACACTGTTGAAAGTCTCTCTGGCAATGTTAACATTGTTGCAGCTTCAAATGAAATCAATCTAAACAATAATGTAACTATTACAGGCAACCTTGATGTAACTGGCAATGTATCAATTGGCGGAAACATTACTATAGGTGATGCACCCACTGACACAATTCAATTTATAGCAGGCATTGATTCTGATATTATACCTGCTCAGGACAGTGTTTACAGTTTAGGTACAGCCGCGCTACGTTGGTCAAATATTTTTGTTAATAACGTAACAGTAGATAATATTTCTATATCTAATAACTATATCACAACGACAGTAAGTAATACAGATCTAGAACTACGTGCTAATGGCACAGGTGTAATTCTTGTTCCTAACAACAACGTATTAATTAATAACGAACTTACAGTTATTGGCGAATCTACTCTAGGCGATGTTGACGTAACCGGCATTTTAACAGTTAATGGTAACACAACACAAACAGGTAATTATGACATAATTGGTGATGTTACTATAAACGGTTCGTTATCTATTGCAGAATATGCACAGTTTGAAGAAATTAGAATTGATAATAATTTTATTACAACTACTACTTCCAACACTGATCTAGAACTACGTGCTAATGGCACAGGTGTAATTCTTGTTCCTAACAACAATGTTCAGATAACAAATGATTTAACTGTTGTAGCAGATATTAATGCAAACAATTTAACTACAACAGGAACAATTACAGCAAATCAGTTCAGCACTGGTAATATATTAATTGATAACAATATAATCACAACAACACTTTCTAATTCAGATCTAGAATTACGTGCTAATGGCACAGGCAATGTTGTTATGCCTACAAACGATGTTGTATTAGGCCAAGACTTAACAGTTAATGGCGATACTGATTTAGACGACACAACAATTCAAGGCACACTTGTACATACTGGTAATGTAACGCAGGTTGGAAATATTTCACTAACTGGCGATTATAGTATTTCTGGAACAGTAACAATTAGTGCTTCTGCGCAATTTGAAAATATTCAAATTAATAATAATGTAATTACTACCACTGATAGTAATTCAGACTTAGAACTAAGAGCCGCAGGTACAGGCGAAGTAATAGTTCCAAACAATGATGTTGTTATATCAAACGACTTATTTGTTGATGGTACAATTACTGTAGGGGATATCAATAGTGCTGGCACTATTACTGCTAATAGATTTAGTACAGGCGATATACTAATTGATGATAATTTTATCATAACTACTACACCTAATTCAGATCTAGAACTACGTGCTAACGGAACAGGCGAAGTAGTAGTACCTAGTAACAATGTTATCATTGAGCAGAATTTAACAGTTAATGGCAACACAGATCTAGAAGATATAACCATAATAGGAACAATTACTCACACAGGTGCAGTAACACAAACAGGTAATATCAATATAACTGGCAACTTTGCAACCACAGGAACTGTTACAGTTAGTGCAAGCGCACAGTTTGAAAATATTCAAATTAGCGGAAACGTAATTACTACTACTGATAGTAATTCTAATTTAGAACTACGTGCTAACGGCACTGGTATAATTTCTATTCCAAATAATGATGTTGTTATATCAAATGATCTAACCGTTATTGGAACAATTACTACAGGTAACATTACCAGCACCGGTACTATTACTGCTAATAATTTTACTACTGGCGATATACTAATTGATGATAACTTTATCACAACTACAACATCTAACTCAAATTTAGAGTTACGTGCAAACGGAACTGGATCAATAGTAATTGATGATTTTAGCATCAACAATGCAACTATTAGTTCTGTAAGCAATTTTACAATAGCTCCAGCAGGTGGATCAGTAATAATTGATAGTACAGGTGCTATTAAATTGCCAGCTGGAACAATATTACAACGCCCCGCAGCAGTTGCCGGACAAATTAGGTTCAACAGTGAATTGGCAAGATTTGAAGGGTATAACGGTACAAATTGGATTCAGTTACATGGTGTAGTAGATGTTGACGGCGATACCAAAGTCACAGCAGAATTAACAGAAGGTGCTAACGATAACACTATAAGATTCATTGTTCAAAATAATACCATAGTAGACATAAACACCATTAGACTTAATGCACCTCAAGTAGTCGTAGATGCTATCCAGGTAGATGGAAATGTGATAAGTACTATTACACCAAATACAGATTTAGTACTTTCTGCAAATGGTACCGGTAGAGTTAGATTTGAAAATTTTGCATTCCAAGACAACAGAATAACAAATACAGTTTCTGGCAGCAATACAATTTTACAAACTACTGGTACAGGATATTTTGAATTTACAGATCCGTACGGAGTAGTGCTGCCAGTTGGAGATAACAGTACTCGTCCATCAGGTGTAACAGGAATGGTTAGATATAATACTTCTGATAAACGAGTTGAATTATACGATGGAACAACTTGGGTATCAGTAGCAGGCGCAAGCGGTGGTATCAGCTTTGCGGATGCAGAAGGTATAGCAATTGAAAAAGTTTTAATTTTTGGATAAAGACAAATGGCAACAATACTTAAAAATACTGTAATTAAAAACGTTGGAATTGTTCCAGTACTAATATACGAAACTCTGCCTACAACTAGAGTTACAGTGTTAGGATTAAGTTTTACTAATTTAACAGAAACATTTGTTTATGTAAATGTTTTAGTAGAAGATGACACAAGTGTGGCTGGTTATTATTTAAAAGATTCAATACTTCCTGCAGGATCTAGTTTGCGAGCAGTATCAACAGGTGAAAAATTAGTATTAGCACCTAATAATAGATTACTAGTATCGTCAAACTTAGATGACTCAGTTGATGTTATTGTAAGCTATGTGGAGATTACATAATGAGTTACTATATAGGCACTACCCCGCAAGACGTTATAAGCGGTTTTGCTAAACGATATCTATACGGTCTTAGAAGAAATGACGACGGAGAATTATTTCTAATCAAAGTTGATCAATTGAACGCTTCAACAGATCAAGAAGTAGTTATTAACGAAATTGGTGTTGCAGAAGGAAACTTTTTAGACTTTGAAGAAGGTATTGATTTTCTTGAAGGTATTGATGCAGATCATGATCGTGTGTACGCAAACTTACGTTATCCGCAACTAAGATGGGATGGTAGAAGTGTGTTATATTATGTAGATCCGGTTGACGGACAATTTGTACAAGTAGTAGGAAGAGCATATGTGTATCCAGACGTGTCAGGTCCAGGATATTAAGGAGCAATTATAAATGGCTGAATTTAAACTAGAACGATTTAAGTATAACTGGCGAGGCACCTGGAATACCGGACAAGCATATAATCGAGACGATGTAGTACGACTAAACGGTAAAAGTTATGTATGTCTGGTTGCACATACTTCTAGCAGTTTATTTTCTACTGATTTAACAGCTATCCTTCCAAATTCTGTACCACCACAAATACAACCACGCTGGACCGTAATGACTAGCGGTCGTAGTTTTGTTGGAGATTGGGCGCAAGGAACTACATATAATCTAGGCGATATAGTCTTATACAACGGGTCATTATGGACTTGCGTTGTAAATCATGTTGCAAGTTCGTTTGCAGTAAATTTTAACAACTGGACAGTGTTTGCACAAACTTCTAGTTATGTAGGTAATTGGACTAACGGAACTTCATATACTCCGGGAGCAATTGTACGTTACAATGGTATAGCATATAAATGTATAACTTCTCATGCAGCTAATACTAGATTAGAAAACAATATAGCTTCTTGGGAAGAATATCATGTTGGCATTGAAGTTCGTAATAACTGGCTACCTAATACATTATATAGAAAAAATGATCTAGTAAAATACGGCGGCACAGTATTTCGTTGCACAGAAACACATTCATCAAACTCTTCAAATTTAGACACTACAAAATTTCAAATTGAAATTTTTGGAGCACAATTTAACGATGACTGGTCTAATCTAACTTATTATAACGTAGGTGATGTTGTCCGCCATCGTGGGTTTATGTACTATGCTGTTAATAATAATCAAAATTCTAGACCTTATGTTGACAACGGATCATCAGACTGGATTCTGTTAGCAAGAAGTTCTAATTTTGTAGGTCCTTGGGATACCGATGCTGCATATAAGACAGGTGATATTGTTTTAAGAGGCGGAAATTTATATAACGCACTTAGAGATATTGGCGCAGGACAATCAGTTGATGGAAGCACATTAGACTATTTAGAAAACGATACATGGGAACTATTAGTACCAGGTAAACAATGGCAAGGATTGTGGACGACTGATCAAATATATAGCATAGGCGATACAGTTTATCATTTAGGCTCAACATATGTATGTAATATTGAACACGAATCTGGATATCAAAATTTTCCAGGCGACAACGGAAACATATTTAATTACTGGGATATTTTAATACAGGCTGGACGTCCTGGAGGATTTGTAGCAGCTGGTGATTTGTTAACATACGGATTATCACGTCCTACAGTAGGTTTAGGAGAGTCATTAGACGGTAGTAGTCTAGACACAAGTACTCTAGGCGATACTAGAATTCCAATTGGAGAAACAGGTCAAGTACTTTCAATAGCTTCTGATCTCGAAGCGTACTGGAGATCCGTTGCAGGGGATAGTGATACAATATTTGTAGCAACTAACGGAGTTGATGACGACGGCCGAGGCACTTTTGAAAAACCATTTCGTACAGTAAGATATGCTGCTGACTATGTTGAAGATACTTTTCCACCTCTTACACCTGTTGTTATTAGAGTATCTACTGGTAGATTTGAAGAAATTTCACCAATAAGTGTTCCTGCTGGTTGTGCAGTTAACGGTGATGAACTAAGAAGTACTACTATCATTGCAAATTCACCAATAGCAGAATATCAAGATGATTTTCAATATGTTGATGATTATTTAGAATATTTTATAACAATATTATTAAATTTAATAACAGGAGTTCCTGTCACACCAACGCAAGGTAATACTGAAGATCAAATTACCACTTTAGTAACACCTCAGATTAATCCAGGAACAGGACTTCCAGAGCTTGATCCAATCACAGGTGAACCAATATTAGTAAATAGTTTTCCGTATTCAAATGTAGCAGGAGCATCTGCGGTAGTTGATCTAATAGAAGATTACAAAGCATATATTTTATTTAGAACAGCAAACGGTGAAGTAGATCCTGTGAATGTAGGATCAAATGTTCCAAATGCAACACAAATAATTGCAAACGCAGGTCGCGCATTACTAATTAATAAACGTTTTGTCGAAAGCGAACTACTAGCCTATGTTAAACTTGAATACCCTACAGTAACATTTAGCGATACTAGAGTTAAAAATGATGTACGAGCCCTTCTAAGAGGTATTGCTAAAGATTTAGAATTTAGTGGCAATCACAGAACTTTATTAGCAGGTAGACGATATGCAAATGCTGTTACAGGTTCTCAATTTGACAGTATGTTTTTTATGCGAGATACTACAGGCCTAAGAGACTTGACAACGCAAGGACTGCAAGGAGTATTAAATCCTCCTGGAGTATTTGATTTATATCAAAAGCCAACGGGCGGTGCATGTGTAAGTTTAGATCCAGGTTGGGGGCCAGCAGACGAGCGAGTATGGATTATAAATCGTTCACCATATATCCAGGGAGTTACAAATATAGGTACAGGATGTATCGGACAAAAAGTTGACGGGTCTTTACACAATGGCGGCAATAGGTCAATGACATCTAATGACTTTACTCAAGTATTGTCAGATGGTATTGGTGCATGGATTACTAATAATGGTAGAGCAGAACTTGTATCTGTATTCACATACTATTGTCAAATAGGTTATTTTGCAGAAAATGGCGGAATAATTCGTGCAACCAACGGCAATAATAGCTATGGCAGATACGGTGCAGTAGCTGACGGTGCAGACGCCACCGAAATTCCTCAGCAGGTAACTGTGTTTAACAGAAATAACGAAGCACAAGTAAGTAGTGCATTTGCTGGTGGAGTAAGTGATACTATTTTTGCTTTTGAATATTCTAATGCCGGTGAACAATACTCACAAGCTAATGCAACGATAGTTGGTGCTGGTGCAGCGGCCGCAGTTGAATATACAGATTTTAGAGATGGTGCATTGTTTGAAGCTAGGTTAGTTAATAGTCAAGATTCAGGAAGTGAAGGCGGTGCTGGATATTTAATAAGACAAGGTTCTGCACAAGAAACAATAGATGCTTCAAGTTCAGTTAGATTATCAGCAAATGATGTTACGCAGTTTCTTTCAGAAATAGAAGGAATGAGAATCATAATTACCAGCGGCACTGGCGCTGGTCAGTACGGATATATTAGTGGATTTGAATTTGTAGGTAAAACAGTTACAGTTAGACAAGAAAGTACTGGATTATTAGGATGGGAACACATTATTCCAGGAACAGCGATAGAACCTAGTTTAGATTTAACAACACGATATAGAATTGAACCAAGGGTTACAGTTAACTCGCCAAATTTTTCAAGTACAAGTTTTGATCTAATTACAAATAGAATTTATGTGGATGCAGCGTACGGCGGAACAACACAGTCATATACTAATGTTACAGGTCCTAGTAATGCATTGTGGACAGATAATGAAAATAATTCTGTAACTATTAAGGATGTTATATCTAGTGTAGCAGTTCAATTTACTGGTATATTTTTAACTAACCCTGCGGTACCATTTACGATTAGAGGTAAATTAAGTGGTACTGAGTTTGAAGTAACTAATGTTAGTGCAAACGCTACATCGTATATTGAAGTAGATGGTATAGGAGATCCTACAAGTTTTGTTCAAGGCGAACAATTAAGTTTAGTATACGAAGCTGGATCAGGTGAAACATTTGACGGTCCTGCAATAGCTGCTGCATTTAATGTAATAAAGGCAGGCGATAGTTATTCCCCCACACTAGTTAATCCTGGAGCAGGGTATAGTGTAGGTGATAATATTACCTTTCCAGGTACACTATTTGGCGGCACTACACCAGAAAATGATCTAATAGTAACTATAACTGATGTAACAGATGATAGTTCAAATAGTATTCAAACATTTACTAGTTCTGGGCGTGCTAAATCTAATAGATTTGTAGCATTGACAAATAGTCAGTATGCTAGATGGAGTGACAATGCTACTAGTTGGACTGAAGTTAATTTAAGTTTTATAGGCGATTATAGAAAACTTGCATCAGGTAACAATAGATTTATTGCACTAGCTAATAACGAAAATCGTGTAAGTGTGTCACTAACGGGACAAACTTGGACAACTGTAAATTTACCTCAACTAGGTAGTTGGAGAGATATAACATACGGTGCTGGTAAATTTATAATTGTAGGTGATAATACTAACACAGTTCTAGTAAGTACAAACGGTTCAACATTTACAACAGCAACCATTCCTGACACTGATACAATTGGTGATAGTACAGTAAGTCAATGGACACACGTAACATACGGTGCTGGAAAATTTGTTGCAGTATCAGGCAACGACAGGAGTGTAGCAGTATCTACAAACGGTACAACTTGGACTAGGTATGAACTAGCACTTCCTGAAATAACTGTAGGATTAGGATCGTTACTTTGGAATGTAGCAGCAATAGAATACGGCAATAATCGATTTATTGTGTTACATGAAGCTGGATATGCAGCGTTTAGCCTTGACGGAATTAACTGGACTACTTTAGTAGATCTTACAGGCCTATCTAGTTTAACAACTTGGACAAATTTAAAATATAGTCAAGGAGTATTTTTTGCTACAGGATTAGAAGGAGTTAATCCAACTACGTTGTGTGCAACTACTCAAGACGGAATACTGTGGACTTCTAGAACGTTATCAAGTTCTCAAAGGTGGGCAGCAGTAACCAATGGTAAAGTAGACGGAGTATCTAAGTGGGTAGTGTTAGCAAGTAATTCTAGCACTGGAGGTATCAATCATGTACGTGTTGGTGCTCGCGCAAAAGTTAGAGCAGACGTATTACAAGGATCATTTAGAGCTGTGAAAATTTGGGAGCCAGGTAGTGGGTACGATGAAAATACACCTTTAATTTTTACTGTTACTGACCCTAATTTTACAACTGCGGTTGAGATAGACGGAAGAATAGGAAATGGAGTATTAAGCCAACCAGATTTTGTTAACAGAGGATCTGGATATAGAACAACTACTTCGGTAATTACTATTACTGGAAACGGCTATGCGGACATTATCCCACAAGATAGCGAGTTAATTATTGCAGGAGTTCTTACAGTACCAGGATCAGGAGTACAAATTCGAATATCTGGTATATTAGATCCACTAACTGAAAACTTAACTGATTTACGAGTATTTACAGGAGCAATTGTTACAGACTTAGGCGATGACGGTAGTGGTAATGGAACTAGACTTGTTAGACTTACAGTGTCTCCAAGATTACGCAACGAATATGATCTAGAACACGGCACATCAGTGTCGCTTAGAGAAAGATACGGCCAATGTCGTATTACAGGTCATGATTTCTTAGATATAGGCACTGGAAACTTTGAACAAACAAATTATCCAGAAATCTACGCCGGCGGCAACTTCTTTACAGCATCACCTGAAAACGAAGTACTTGAACAAAACGGTGGTCGAGTATTTTATGTTTCAACTGACCAAGACGGTAACTTTAGAACTGGCGAATTATTTGCTGTTCAACAAAGTACAGGTATTGTTACAATTAGTGCAGAATTCTTTGAATTAGACGGTCTTTCAGAATTAGCATTAGGCGGTGTTAGATTAGGCGGCTCTGGCACTGTAGTAAACGAATTTTCAACAGATCCTACATTTACAGCGGATTCTAATAACATCATACCTACACAACGAGCTATTGCAACATTTGTTGCTAACAGACTTAGCGTAGGTGGTGAAAATCTTGAAGTTAACAGAATAGTAGCAGGTAGGGTTGGTCTTGGCGGCAGCGAGAGTGAAATAGAAAATGTATTACAGCAGTATCTAGTTATACCAGTACCTGTAACGTTTGACGGAACATACTTAGAACCACAACTAACTGGGCCTGATATTGTACGCCAAACTAATATATCAGGAACTATAGTGAGTCAGATATTGTTCTTAAGACAGCCCGACGAAGGGATGCAATAATTAATGATACATCTTATGATAAATATACGAGCGGAGTTAAAAAATGGCAGAATTTAAACTAGGTAGAATCAGATTTGTTTGGAAAAACGTGTGGACACCATCTACGGTGTATTACCAAGATGACGTAATTGCATTTGGTGGAAAAATATATATTTGCGTTATTGGACACACTAGTCAACCCAACTTTTTCTCAGACTTTAATCTTGTTCCACCAAAATGGAACTTGCTCAGCGATGGCCAAATATGGAAAGGCGATTGGACTACTAGCACAAGTTATGTGTTTGATGACATAGTTAAATATGGTGCTAGACTATACATTGCAAATACTGTTCATACATCTACAGCTGATGTTAATGCCGGTCTCGAAGCCGATATTGCTAACTGGGATGCTTTTGCTGAAGGACTAGACTGGAAAGGTGCTTGGACTCCAAGCACTCGTTATCGTGTAAATGATTTTGTTAAATACGGCGGAACTACTTATGTGTGTAATGAATTGCATACGTCTGCCGCTACAGCTTCTTTGGGATTAGAAGCTAATCAAGACAAGTGGGATTATTTTAATCAAGGAATTGAGTTTAAAGGAACTTGGACTTCAGGAATCCGATACAAAGTTAACGATTTAGTTCGTTACGGTGCAGGAGTTTGGATTAGTACAGTAGCACATACTGCATCTGCAGACTTTGGTACTGATAACGCTAATTGGTCTAAATTTGTAGAAGGCTTCCAATATGAAAATGATTGGAGCCCATTTGTAAAATATCAAGACGGTGATGTTATTCGCTACGGCGGAAATCAGTACATAAGCAGATCAACTAATTTAGCAGTCATTCCAACCAGCGTCAATGACGACTGGGACTTGTTCACTGAAGGGTTTCGTTTCATTGGCGACTGGAACGAAGACAGTGCTAACCAACATTATAAAGTAGGCGAAGTTATTCGTCTTGGCGGATTCACTTATGTGTGCGTTAAAGATCATACAACTGCACAACAACCACCTGATGCAGAATATTGGAAACAGATTAACAGCGGATTTAGATGGCGCAATGTATGGTTAGACGACCAAGAGTACTACGAAGGTGACGTTGTTCGATTTGGTGATAACTCATACATTTGTATACAAGGACATATATCAGAAGGCGACGACGGATCTACTTTTGGCGGTGATCCAGGTAGTAGACCAGATCTAGTAAACAGTAGTCAATATTGGAATATTATAGCAGTTGGCACTGAACAAAGTGTACTAGCAGAAATTGGCGACTTAGTTTATTTTACAGGTTCAGCACCAGCAAGATTACCAATTGGTGAAAATGGACAAGTACTAACAGTTAGTGCAAATAATTTACCTAACTGGGAATTTTTAAGCAGTGTTGAAGATGTGTACTATGTTGCTGAACACGGTGTAGACGGAGAGTATCCTATCTACGGTGGAAGTGTTGATAGACCATTTAAAACTATTCGCTATGCATGTGAACAAGTTGAACAGGGAATTAAGAATCAACGAGCACAATTTATGCTTGACTCAAACCGAGTGTTTATACAGAAAGAAATAACTGCTTGGATTAGAGATCAAGTTGCAAGTGCTACAATAGGTAGCATCTGGGAAAATTTTGAGTACGATACTTTAAAATGCGAACGCGATGTTGGAATTGTTCTTGATAAAATTTTACATGATCTAGGCCACGGTGGCAATTTAAAAACTAGAGCCGCTGCACAAACATTCCTTAATGCACTTGCAGACGGTCCGTTCTCAACAGCCGCAGAAAATAACGGAACTGGCCCGTACGGAGATTTAGCAAGCGAAAGACTACAAAGCGTGGCTGCATACAACCGCATGCTAGTATTAATACAAGCCGTACTTGCAAATGAAGCACCAACTGTAATTTATCAAAATGTTGTAGATGATTCAGTAGCTATCGTAGATCAATATTTCAATGTTAACTTACGCATTGAACAAGGCGCACTTACTAGAATAACAGAATTAGCTAATATTATTATTACAGCAATAAGCACAGGCAATGTGAATTCAATACCAGCTAGAGAAGTTTCTTTTAGTCTAATAAAAGTATCTACTGGTAAGCATTTTGAAACTCTACCAATAATTGTGCCAGCTTATACTTGTGTACAAGGTGACGAACTTCGTTCTACACAAATTATTGCTCAAGGATCTACAGTACCAGCAGGTGATTCAGTATATACAATCGCTACATTTGATAGAATTGCCGATGTAGTGTCTAACGTAGTCAAAGGTGTCACAGTAACACCTACCGTAGGTAACAACGAATTACAAAGTCAAGAATGGCCGTTGGCGATTCAAGCCGAAAGCGATGCTGTATACGACTTAGTTAAAGTAATGAAGTATCGTGCAGATTATCTGTTAGATACTATGCACAGCGCATACTTAACAAACCCAACTGGTTATAGTACTAGTTTGTTAAATGCAAGACAAAATATTCGCACTAATATAGATTTTGCAATAGCAGAAGTTATTGCATACCTAGCAGAAGAATATCCTGCGCTACGTTACGGCAAAACTAAAACTCGCAGAGATGCACGATATATAATTGATGCATTAGTCTATGATTTGACCTATGGCGGAAATGCATTAAGTGTTGCAGCAGGATTAGCTTATTGGGACGGTGATGATAATACACAGCCTCAAATTCCAGCAAGTATTAAAACTGCAACTATTAATTCTTTAAATTTTTTAAAAACTACGTTACAAAGCATAGCAGGCAATACTACTGTTGTTAGTCCTAGACAAACGTTAGTAACACAAACGCTTACAGGTAATGTTGGAAGTATAACACAGATTGCTAATAATGTTGAAGACATTATAGAAATATTAGATGTTGGACCAAGTGCAGTAGGTACAACTGTAACACTAGTTGATCCTACACCAGCAAATGGCGTTAATACTACAACAGCACTAATTAGTGACTATACTGCAATCAGTGCCAGCGGGTTTGACGCTATACAAGATGCTGTAGAAGCATACCTAGCTACAAATTATTCAGATGTTGATTACAGTGTTACAAAGGCTCGTAGAGACGCGGCAATCGTTGCTAAGGCAGTAGCTTTTGACTTTATGTTTAATAGCAATTATCAAACATTAAAAGCAGCACACGCATACTTAAGATTAACATCTTCAGAATTATTTGATAGAGATGATAGAATCAAAGAAGCTACTCGTAACAGTTTAACAGTAGCTAGAAACACAGCATTAGGATTAATGAGTAATGCTACAGCTGAGGCAAGATTAACAGAAAGCTACAGAATTGTAGATCAAATCATATTTGGCGGATCTAGCGAAGGTAGTGTATGTCAAACTGAAAATCAAAATAGAGAATACGCAAGACTACAGCTTGAGCGTAATAGAAACTTTATTGTAGCAGAAGTTGCAGCATATGTAGCACAAACTTATCCAGGATATACATATGATGTAGAGTTGTGCTTACGCGATGTTGGACTATACATTGATGCACTAAAGTATGATCTAAAATATCCAGGCAACTACAAATCTCGCTATGTATCTCGTTATTATGCTAACGCAGTACGAGGCAGTAGAGAAGAAGACATGTTCTACTTACGCGATGCAACTGGCTTAAGAGATTGTACATTAAACGGATTAAATGGAGATTTAACACCACCAAACGAATTTGGTACAAGTCGGGTGACAGCTGGTGCTTACGCTAGCTTAGATCCAGGCTGGGGACCAGACGACTTTACTACATGGATCATAACACGATCACCGTATGTACAGGGTCTAACAACATTTGGTAATGCGGCTATCGGACAAAAAGTTGACGGTAATCTGCATAACGGCGGCAACGATTCTATAACATCCAACGACTTTACTCAGGTTATTTCAGACGGTATTGGTGCATGGATTACTAATAACGGTAGAGCAGAACTTGTATCTGTATTTACATACTACTCTCATATTGGCTACCTAGCAGAAACTGGTGGCAGAATTCGTGCAACCAACGGCAACAACTCCTACGGTGACTTTGGATCTGTAGCAGAAGGTGTTGACCCTGACGAAACTCCTGTAACAGCAGTAGTTGATAATCAAACCCAATATAGTGCTACAATTAGCAATGTATTCACTGATAACAATCAGCTACTAGGATTTGAATTTAACCATGCAGGTAACGATTATACTGAAGCTGTAATTGATATTTTTGGTGCTGGAACTGGGGATGTAGTTGTAGCTGACGAGTTCCGCGACAATGCTGTTATAAATGTTAAAGTTGATTTAGAAACAGTTATTCCGCCAGCTACACCTGCACCGCTAGGTGGAAGTGGCTATGTTCGAGTAAGTAACGTTGCACAGAGCGGAACAACAACTAGTGTATTTTTATCAGCAACTGATGGTGCTTTAAGTACAGCTTATGTTGGAATGAAAGTGTATATCATAGGCGGCGCAGGTATTGGTAACTATGGTATAATAAGCACTTACGATGCTGGTTCTAAAGAAGCAGAGGTAATAAGAGAAAGTAACGGTGCAGCTGGATGGGATCATGTTATTCCAGGCACAACCATTGTAGCACCTAACAGTTCGTCAACTTATTTGATTGAACCAGCTATTTCTTTTACAGCTCCTCCTAAGACAACAACAGCTACAACTATTAGCAGTAGTAATTATGCAAATGCGCATTATTTTGAAACTTCTGCACAATATACAGCCGTTACAACTACAGGCGGCGCCGGTACAGGATTAACTTTCAACATTACACGTAACGGCGAAAGATACTACCTAACAACTAACAGTGCAGGATCTAATTATGTTAGAGGTAATACAATTACTATTGCAGGCACATCTGTTGGTGGCGCAAGCCCTGCCAACGATATTACAGTAATTATTACTAGTATCAATAGTGTAACAGGAGCAGTAGTCAACTACGACTTTACAGGTCTTGCACGAAAAGGTTTATTCCTTGCAATACCTAACAGCGGTACTGGTGCTCAAAAGAGTATAGATGGTGTAACTTGGAGTGCAGAGGTATTACCTGCTAGTGCTAGTTCATACAAAAATATTGCTAGCGGACTAATTAACGATGGATCAAGTACATTTAAACAAAGTGTTGTGATTGTTACAGCAGGTACAACAGCAGCATATTCAAATGACGGTGATGTATGGAGCACTAGTACAATACCAACGGGTGCTGGCTATCAAACAAATGTTGCATTTGGACAAGTTACAAGCAACATTGGTAGATTTGTTGTAATCGCAGAAGGTTACAGAGATGTAGCATATTCAGACAACGGCGGCGCAACCTGGTCATTAACAACAAATGCTCTACCAGCACTTGGATATCTTCCTATTGCATACGGAAAGGGATTGTTTGTAGCTATTAAGAGCGGTACTACTAATAGTGTATATAGCACTGACGGCATTGCTTGGACAGCAGGTTCAGGACTACCAAACAAAACTTGGAATGATATTACTTGGGGTAATGGTAGATTTGTTGCTCTAGCTAGTGACGGCACTTGCTCATACAGTTTAGATGGTATTACTTGGAGTAGTGCTGTAACTATTGCAGGAAGCATAACTACAAACAACATTGCATACGGACAAGGTGTATTTGTTGTAACAACTACAACAACAGCATTATACCATTCAGAAGATGGAATTGTATGGACAGCAGTTACCAGCTTACCAAACACAGGATATTTTGCTGTAGCATTTGGTAATCCAGCTAGAACGGGCAAATTTGTACTAATTGGTTCAGGTACTACAACAGCAGGCCTTGATGCAAGAATTGGAGCTAGAGCTCGAGGTAGAGCTGGCGTTAGTAACGAACAGATATTTGAAATACGACTAATTGAACCAGGCTCTGGCTATACCAGCGGTGCACCAACTATTACAGTCACTGATCCTAACAATATTGACGATGTAGTAGTAGAAGCAAGATTAAATAGCGGAGCAATAGCTAATCCTACATTTGTTAACAGAGGAACTGGGTTCATTACTGCAAGTGCAGAAATTGATAGTCAAAATTCTAACGGTAGTGCAGACTTTATACAGGACGGTACATTTATTGCTGTGAAGAGACTAACACAGCAGCCAGTATCAGGATCAAACATAGTGTTTGATAGTTTACCTGGACAGTTCTTTAAATTAGTTAATACTGTTAGTTTCTTAGGAACTAGTCCAGGATCGTACACAGGATTTTTACAAGTAAGTCCTGCTATTCCAGTAGGTACTCGATTAGCTAACAACGAAGCAGTAGAACTACGTATTAGATTCTCGCAAGTTCGATTAACTGGTCACGATTTCTTAGATATTGGTACTGGCGGATTTAATACTACAAATTATCCAAACACTCCTTTACAACAACCTATTCAAGCTAACGAAACAGTTGATTCAAATGGTGGACGAGTATTCTTCACAGCTACTGACCAAGACGGTAATTTCCGAGTTGGCGATTTGTTTAGTATTGAGCAGAGTACAGGTGTTGCAACACTTAATGCTGATGCATTTAATATTGCAGGACTACAAGAGTTAAGTTTAGGTGAAGTTACACTAGGTGGTAACTCAGCAAGTATTACTGAATTTAGTACAGATCCATTCTTTACTGCTAACTCAGATAATATTGTGCCAACTCAACGAGCTGTTAAAGCGTACATTGAAGCACAGATCGGTGGCGGCGGCGCTTCATTGAATGTAAACTCAGTAACAGCAGGTGACATATTTGTTGGTGCCAATACAATTACAACTGTAAGCGGCGCTCCGATAAATATAAAAGGTAATGTAGTGTTTAACGGCACAGTTTTAGGATTACCTCTAGCATATAACTATTTCTTAAGATAATTGGAGAACAAATAACATGAACGGAATTTTAGCAAATGCTGCCCTGGCAGCAACAACCTACACAAGTATATACGGCCCGCCCGCAGATACATTTAGTGTGGTAACTATAAGCATTTGTAATAAAAATGCAACAGCAATTAATGTGCGAATAGCATTAGCAGTTAATCCTAATATACCAGCACCAGGTAACTACATTGAATATAATGCAGAAGTTTTACCAGGTGGAGTATTAGAACGTGGCGGTGTTGTAATACAAAATGGTAGGACAATTTATGCCTATTCAACGCAAGCAAACACTGATGTTGTTGTCTACGGAATAGAAACATCAACAGTATAAAAATCCAAGGAAATAGATTATGTCTAGAAAAATCACATCAGGTAAAGTAGGTCGAGCAGTGCTAGGTAGCCTAACTACCGTTAATAATAGTATTCAATCTGTAGTGTCTAATGCTAATGTATTGTTAGAACCAAATGGCTCTGGCATTGTGCAGTCTGTTAGTTCTATGCAGATTAATGCTCAAAATAGTTTAAGATTAGCCGATGCTGACTCTAGCAATTTTGTAGCACTTAGGGCACCCGCAACTGTTAGTGCTAACGTAACTTATACGTTTCCAGCCGCAGCCGTTGATAATACAGTATTAAGAAGTAACGCAAGCGGAGATTTGAGTTGGGTTGCTCCATTCGTTAGTGTGGCTAACCAAGCAGCTGACACAGCAGTATATTATCCAGCAATTACTACTGCTACTACAGGAACAGTGTCAACAGTATCTGTAAGCAGTACTAAACTAACTTTTGTGCCAAGTACAGGAGTATTGAGTTCAACAGAGATGCGTGTAACAGCAAGTACAGTATCAAATGCTGTTACAAACGGAGCATTAGTAGTTACAGGTGGAGTAGGTGTTGGTGGTCAATTAACTGCGGCAGGCATTGTTGAAACTTCTAGTATAACATTAAAAGAAAATATTTTGCCAATTGAGAATGCACTAGACAGCATTTTAAAACTAAGTGGCGTAACTTACGATCGTATTGATAATAAAGAACACGAAGCAGGGTTGATTGCTGAATGGACAGATGAAGTGTTACCAGACTTAGTTACTAAAGATGACCTAGGTAACACTATAGGTATTAAATATACTAAATTAACAGCTTATCTAATTGAATCTATTAAAACTTTAAAACAAGAAATTAATGAATTAAGGGCAGCTAAGTAATGGCAACATTAAAAAATCTTACTGTAAACGATACTGGGTTTATCAGACTTCCTAGCGGAACAAACGCACAGCGACCAGGTAGTCCAACGGTTGGTATGATAAGATACAATACAGATATTGCATCTAATGAATATTGGAATGGTAGTGCTTGGGTACGTGTAGAAGAGTCAACAGTAGGTAATGCTAGTACAGGCGGAGCAATCACTACCGCAGCAGGATATAGAATTCACACATTTACTTCTGGAACACAACAATTTACACCAACCAAAGACGGTGTTGTAGAAGTACTAACAATTGCAGGCGGTGGCGGAGGCCACAGTATTTCAGGTGGAGGCGGCGCAGGCGGCTATATCTATGTTAGCGGAGTTCCTGTAGTTGCTGGAACTGCGTATCCCGCAGTTGTTGGAACAGGTGGCAATGGCTGTTCAAGTCATAGTGCAAATGATGGTACTTCAGGTAATCCTAGCACATTTGGCGGCGGTACTCCAGTATCAATTGTAGCAACAGGCGGTGGCCGAGGATGTCATTATCCCCCAGGTAGTCAACCAACTAGTGGCGGTGGATCAGGTGGTGGTGGCCCAGGATGGAATGGTGGTCCAGAAACTATACATGCTGGAGCAGCTGGAACAGCAGGACAAGGACACCCAGGTGGCGTAGGTGCTCATTATAACGGAACTCCTACAGGTACACACTATGGTGGTGGTGGAGGCGGTGGCGCAGGCTCAATGGGCTACGGACGCTCAAATCGTAATCAACAAGGTCGTGGCGGTGAAGGCATGGCATCAAACATTGGCGGCGGTGTAGTTTGGAGAGCAGGCGGTGGTGGCGGCGGCTATCACAGCCCAGGTCACGGAGTATCAACTCTTGCAGGTAGAGGCAGTTTAGGAAATACACTTCCGGGTCAAAACGGTCAAGCTGGCGGCACTAACTTAGGTGGTGGTGGTGGTGGTGGTCCATATTCACCAGAACCACAAGGCGGCGGCCCAGGTGGTCCAGGCGTGGTTATTGTAAGATATCGAGGTTAAGAATGGCAACGCTAAAGAATTTAACAGTAAACGACACTGGATTTATACAAGCAGCCGTAGGTAATACTGCTGCAAGAACCAATACCAACGGTGATTTTAGATTTAACACTACTACTAACGAAGTTGAACAGTATGTTAACGGGGTTTGGAAAACAGCAGACGGGTCAATAAGTGCAGGTTCAGGAACCACAATAGCAACCGGCGGTACTATTACAACAGCAGGCGGCTATAGAATTCATACATTTACTAGCAGTGGTACTTTTAGTGCTCCTTATACAGGTAGAGCAGAAGTATTGGTAGTAGGTGGTGGCGGTGGTGGCGCTCCAATCGGCGGCGGAGGCGGTGCAGGCGGATACGTTTATGAATCAGCAGTATCGGTCATAGGTGGACAGAATTATACAATTAATAGAGGTGGCGGTGGCGCAGGCGGATTCCATCACTATTCAGATGAAGGAACATCCGGCGGTCCATCAAGTTTTGTTGGACCAAATGCAAACATCGAAGCAGTGGGCGGCGGCAAAGGTGGCCAATATAGTGCAGGCAGTACAATTCCTGCAATGAGCGGTGGTTCAGGTGGCGGCGGTCCAGGCGGAAACGGAACTCCAGGTACAGTATATACCAGCTATCCCGGTGAACATCCAGGCGGTACAGGCGTAATAGGACAAGGACATCCAGGCGGATACGGTCACCACGGCACTGGCCCAGGATATCCAAATCCGGGTACTCAAGGTTCTGGAGCAACACATGCTGGAGGATCAGGTGGTGGCGCAGGATCACGAGGAATAAGCAGATATTCTAATTGGGTTCGCTGTCACGGCGGACAGGGAATTACAAATGCAATAGGCGGCTCAGCAGTAATTTATGCAGCTGGCGGTGCTGGCGGAACACACGTTAATCCTGCCTACGGCCATAGTCCAGATCCAGGTGGTGCCGGCGACGGCACAGGAAATTCAGGTACACACGGCGGCGCAGTAGCTACAGCTGGTGGAACTAACCGAGGTGGTGGAGGTGGAGGTGGTGCTCACCCAGGCGGCGAAAATCCAGCAGGCTTGGGCGGCCCGGGTGTGGTTATTGTGAAATATAGGATATAATAAATGGCAACGTTAAAAAATGTAACAGTAAACGATAGTGGATTTATTCAACTTCCTAGTGGAACAACTGCACAACGTCCAGTCACTCCAAGTGCTGGAATGATTCGATACAATACCGATAACGCAAGAAATGAAGTATACAACGGAACTGTTTGGGTAACCCTCGAAGGATCTGCACTAGGTTCTGGCGGTACACTTAGTACCACAGGTGGATATAGAATACACACATTTACCAGTGGATCTACAACCTTTACTATGACATATCCAGGACAGGTAGAAGTACTAATGGTTGCCGGTGGTGGTGGTGGTGCACAAATTGGTGGTGGTGGTGGCGCAGGCGGAATGATATATGAATCGCAGGCCAGTTTGCCCGCAGGCAACTATACCATTAACGTAGGCGCAGGCGGCTCAAGAGAAACACAGCATAATGCTAACAATCAAAACCCAGGAAATCCTTCTAGTGTAGTAGGAGCAGGAATACCTCAGCAGTACAATGCTATCGGCGGCGGTAGAGGTAGTTCATATACTTCTGGACATTCAGTAATACGATTGAATAACGGTGGTAGTGGTGGCGGTGGCCCTGGCGGACACACACCAGGAGCAGGAGGTGAGGGCGGTTGGTGGCCACAAGCGCCCGGCGGTCACGGAAATCAAGGAACTAACCATCCTTGGTTAGCAGGAATGCCAAATGCTACACTTCAAGGTACGCCTACAGGAAACAATAACGATCATATTTCCATGGAAGGCAATGGATATGGCAGCGGTATAGCAGGTCAAGGTCACCCTGGCGGCTTTGGTGCTCACGGTGGCGGCTTTGGCTGGGCAGCAGGTTCTACTACCATTCACTGCGGTGGTGGTGGAGGCGGTGCTGGATCGTCTGGTAAACCAACAAGCAGTGGTAACGAAATGGGCACAGGTGGTGCTGGCCTAGCAAGTCAAGTAACAGGAACTCTTACTCGATATGCTGGCGGTGGTGGCGCAGGTACACACGCCCCAGGTAACTACGGTCATTACGGACTTGCAGGCGCTCACGGTGGAAGTTTAAATGCGTTTGGTGGAGGTGAGGGCGGAACAGGCTCAGTTGCAGGACAATCAGGCGCTACAAATTCAGGTGCAGGCGGTGGTGGCGGATATTGGAGTAACACACAAAGTGGTGACGGCGGCCCTGGAGTCGTTGTAATTCGATACAGAAATACTTAATTCACTTTTGTTAGATTTGATCTAACATGCAGCATAAATTAAAGTATGAATATAACAATCGTTGGCGGCGGCACAGCCGGTTGGCTAGCGGCTTATTGTATAAGTAAGTCGCAGCCAAACATACACAAAATTACAGTAATTGAATCAAGTGAAATTGGCATTATTGGTGCCGGAGAAGGATCTACAGGATTCTTCACTGATCTCTTAGCTGGAAGATATTTCAAAACTGACATTAATCTACAAGAGTTTGTAGACTACTGTGATGCAACTAACAAAATTGGTATTAAATTTAATAATTGGTTAGGTGATAATACTTCATTTTTTACACCCCTAGACGGCAGTCCTTCAGCTGGTAGAATGAATGATCATGTGTTTAAATATGTACTGCACAAGTTTGGTAAAGACAAAGCTCATATCGCTTCTAAAATAGGTCTAGACTACGAAGTAGAAAGAAACTACAATGTGTTTAATGCGTTTCATTTTAATGCACACAAAGTTGGAAAGTTTTTTAAAGAACGCTGCATAAAAGATAACATCACACACATTGACGCTATAGTTAAAGACTGTGTGCTTGATCCTCAAAACGGACATATACAATCAGTAGTTCTAGATGATGGTAGAAAAATTGAATCAGAATTTTTTATTGATTGCAGCGGCTTTAATAAAATTCTAATGAAAAAATTAAATGTAGGATGGAAGTCCTACAGTAAGTATTTGCCCTGCAATACTGCAATGCCATTTCTTTTAGACTATACTCAAAATGATAAAATAAAACCTTGGACTGATGCTACGGCACTGTCATCTGGTTGGATGTGGGACATACCTTTACAAACTCGACGAGGATGCGGTTATGTTTACAACAATAATTTTATATCAGCAGAAGATGCTAAACTTGAAGTGGAGCAGTTACTTGGAAGAGAAATTACTCCTATTAAGATAATAAATTTTGACCCAGGCAGATCAGAAAAGTTCTGGGAAAAAAATGTATTGTCCTTAGGACTAGCAAGTTGTTTTGTTGAACCGCTACAAGCTACAAGTATCCATACTACTATTGCTCAACTACTATTGTTTATTAATGACTTCTTATCAAGTGATCTTAAAACTACAAACCTAATAGAAAATCAAGATTCATATAACACGCGAACTGCACATTTTTATGATCTTAATCTAGACTTTGTTTCTATGCACTACCAAGGCACTAGAGCAGATACTCCATTCTGGCGCCATATAAAAGAAAACAATATTGTTAGTCCGTTCGCTGATAATATTATTACTCGATCAAAAAATAAGTTAGTAAGTTATTTTGAAATAGCTAATAATTTTGGTGCACCTGCAATTGGCTTATGGAATTGGAGTATGGCAGGACTTGACTTACTTAATCCTGAATCGGCGCACAAAGATCTAATAGAATCTAACATGTATCACATTGCTGAAACAGACTTTCTAAAACATATTACTACAAATTATCAATAGGTATCTGTAATGAAGGTAAGAAAATTAAAAAACAGTAAAAAAGTTGCAGAATTAGAATCTGCAATAACACTTACAGTAGTAACTAAGTGTCCAGAGAAATGGATCTTAATTGATCAAGAAACTGGAGAACTTTATACAGGGCATGCTACTGAAGGGAAACATAGCTGGAAAAAACTTAATTTATCGATAAAGGATCTAACAGATAATGCCTCAGTTTAAGACAACTAAGAATATTTTTGAAGATTTTAATGACGAAGTGTGGAATGATAATAACATGGACTCAGATAAAATAGTTTTACCACCTAGTCCTGATTGGAGCTACGACAGGATTATGGAAATCGAAGATGTTGAAATATGGGAAGTTATCATAGAACGAGGCGGCGGCACAGCAGTATATGCAGCTTGGTGCCCTTATGCAGAATATTATATCATACGACATAACTGGGGTGAAGATCTAGAAGCGTTCTATGGAAGATTCGTACAACCTCAAGTATTAGAAAGAATAGACGAATTAAAAATTCCATATTCTAAAGATGCACACTTTAGATTTATGGACAAATTTAACGATAAAAACTACGGTGTGCTGACTAGAGGAAAAACGTCTATTTAATAGTCGTAGTTAGTATTAAAACTTATTGAAATCCTATCTTCACTAGTAAGGTTAGTAGTAACAGAATGTTCTAACCAACTAGGAAAAATTAAAAGCATTCCTGTCCTTGCTTTATATACAGTTGTTCCACTAGTCATATCATTCCAATTTTCTACAATATGATTTGGTAAGTAACTGAGCATTACATGATCTCTATAAAAAATTAAATCACCACATTCGCCTTCTGGAACTTTAGGATAATATACTCCACTGAATAAACTTCTTGGATGCAGGTGTCTAAGATTGTAACTGCCATATGGATTAATATTAATCCAACTGCCTTTAACATATGATGGATATTCTATTTTTAATCCCATTGATCGATGCACATCGACCAGCGTGTTGTTTATTGATTCTATTAAATTTAAATAAGAGTTAGGTGGATTTTCAATATCAGAACATTGCCACCCTTCTCTATTAGATTTATGTATTCCGTCTTTCTTTGATTTTAGCTCGTAAGCATATGCTATAAGTTCGTCATTGTTTAAATTTAGATCAGTTTCCCATACCGGATTTGAAAACCATCTATCTATTATTAAATTTGCCATTAGTTGTAATTGATATTAATTGTGATTCTTCTTGGACTATTAACTGGATTGCTTCCTGAATGATAAGTGAATCCGTTTTCTAAAAAATATAAAGAATTTGCAATTGGAGTAACTCTTTCTTTAATATCCGGACTAACTGGATGCCAAGTTGATTTATCGTTAGGATTGTATTCTTTATTAAAAATGAAAGTATCACCGTCACTGTCATTAAGATAATAGATGAGTGTTTTGTGCGGATCAAATCTATCAATATGCGGGCCATTATAGTGATCGTTAGTATATCCAATAATTGGTGTTTGTAAATTTATTTTTATTCTTAAAAAATTATTAATTTTAACACCAAGTTGTTTTTGAAAACTTTCAATAATTGGTGCTACAAATTGCAAAACATCTGATACTTTTCCTTGATCACAATCCCATACTACATGAGTAAAACCATGACTAGGAAACATACGTGGATCTTGCACAGGCTCATCAAACCCTCTAAATGCTATATCAGGTTGATAATACCACGGGAAGTTTACGCCCGATACTAGATTGTATAAGTTGTTATAATCGTTAGTAGAAAGAACGTTATTTACAATCATTAATTATTTCTCATATATTCTATAAAAGAATAGTGATCTATTAATGTTGTTAAATTTAAATTAATATTTCTAAAGTACTGATACTTTAATAGATCATAATCGTCTTTTCTTTTACCATTATAGTAAGCATCAAATATTTTTTTAGCATGATCAGGATTAAAAAACTTTTGTCCATTACCGCATGCTAAAAAGCTCTTTGCAGCCCAGTCTAGACCTATGTTAGAAAACATATCATAACTAGGTATTGTGTGTTTTGATTCTTCTAATAACTTATGCAACGATGCTGGAATCTTATTGTCTTTAGTGAAATTACTCCAAAACGTAGTGTCATCCCTTTTTGTGATATAATGAAAATAAACAAATCCTAGAGTGTTATCGTTCATGTCACAATGCCGTTGATTAACTTTATCTCTAGCAGTCTGATCGTTATGTGTTATGGCCGCCGGATTTTCTATCCATGCATTCAGCATCATCAATGACGTCCATATAGAGGTAGCCTCTAACGGTTCTATAAAGCCCGAACTTAGTCCAATAGCTAAACAATTCTTTTCATATATTTTTTCAAATCTACCTGGTTCAAAGTTTAATATCCTAGGCACTTCAACCTCAATACCTATTTCTTGATCTAGTTCTGCTTTGGCATCTTCATCAGAAACTCTATCGCTATCATAAACATATCCGCAACCAAATCTGCCTTGAACTGGAATTTTCCACATCCATCCCCATTTCATAGCGGTTGAATCTGTGTAAGGAGGAATTATTTGTGAGTTATTTGGAATAAAGAATGGCATTGCTCGCTTTGCAGGCAAATACTCTTTGTAACTTTTCCATGGCGTTTTATACAAATTACCAATGGCTAATCTCTTAAAGCCCGAACAATCAAACACAAAATCGCATTCAATCTTTTTTGAATCAATATTAACTGATGTAATATGTCCACTGTCTGTAGTAGTAAAGTTTGTAACAATGCCGTCTATGACATTAATGCCTCTTGACCTGCCTATATTTTCAAGACACGATGCTAGTAAGTTAGCATCAAAATGAAGCGCAGTTCTTCCTAATCTAGTAAAGTGTAGTATAGGATCTAAATCTTTGTTAGTAGCAGATGGATTAGGAATAAATCTCACACAATTTCTATCAGACGCTGCTGAATTAAAACCTATGTCATCTAATGATCCTCCGTTAGCAATCACTTCGAGATCTAATAATGGTAACTTTGTGTGCTTTAATTCGCTGAATATAGTATGATCCAACTCTGGGTTATCCATAAACGAATGGTAGTAGTATTTTCTATCACCGTTCCAATTAGAAAATTTAATACCGCTTTTTAAAACTGCTTTTGCATCCTTGATTAGTCTGCTTACAGGAACATCAATTTCATCTAAAAAATCTATAATATGAGGAGTAGTACCTTCACCTGCTCCAAGTATTCCTATTTCGCTACTTTGTATAACAGTGATCTGACTATCAGGAAAGTTTGCACGAACAAATAGTGCAGAAATCCATCCAGCACTACCTCCGCCTACAATTACAAATTTAAAATTTTTATCTATATGAATCATATTAACTTATTCAAAGTATGTTAACCATCCTGTTATAATATACTTTGTTCCACTTAGCGGAGGATTTCCTCGATGCGTGTGTGTATAGGTAGACGGCCATATTAGCATAGTACCTGCTTTAGGTTTTATTCTTTTATGGAGATAAAGGAATTCTGTTTCACCTCCTTCTTCTACATCGTTAAGATACATCATAAATGTGACTAATCTATTTGATGTTTCATTTCCAGTATTTTCAAAATGCCAATTATGAAAGCCTCCGCCTTTATCAGTTCGCTGTATACGCAACATATAAAAACCGTGTTTGGCAGCAGTTCTTAGCATTTCAAACTCTTTAGTATAATCTTCGTAGCATTTCCATAATGCGTCTGCAAACGGAAAAATAATAGGTGAACCTTTAGGCAATGTTATTACATCAGGGTGGCATAAAAATACTGATTCGTCTTTTCTTACAGTAGCTTGTGTAGTATATTGATCTTGATCAATAACAAGATTATAGTCTCTAAGACTTTCAAAGTAGTTGATCATAGCATTGCAATGTTCTGCACTAACAGCATTTTCGTAAATGCCAATAAAATCTTCTATTTTACCGTGTATCATATTAAATTAAAATTTACATTAAGTCTAAAATTTGATTCGCTTGGAAAGCCAGCAGCGTGATATAGATTTCCATCAAATAATAAAAATCTTCCCTTTTTAGGAGTAACTTGTTTTAGTATAGATCCTGTAGCATGATCATTAAAAATAAACGTATCTCCGTCGCAGTTGTTGGCATAATATATTAGGACTTTATGGTCACTATTACCATCAATGTGTGGAGTTGTATATATTTGATTAGCATTATGCGATGCTGGTTGTAGATTTGCTTTAGATCTAAATAGTTCTGTAAATTGAATTTTAGAACGATCTAAGAATCTATTTAATATAAAATCTGACAATAGATAATTATCAGAATTTTTTAATTTATCAAGATAAAATACATGTGTAAGTAACAGTGCTTCACCAGACCAAGAGTTTGAATTTTTTTTAATATTATCAAAATCTGTTGTACAATGATTGTGTCCTATAGATAAAAACCAAGGAAATTTTGGATCTCTTAAAAACTGCTCTATGTGATCACACTCTTCGGCGGATAGAATATTATCAAATACTTCTATCATACTATCCTGTAAATGTCAAATATTTTTTGTTTGGAAAATAATGTTTGGAAACAGTTTTGTTTAATTTACCTTCTTTATCATATCCAATAAACGGTCTTTTATCAAACTTAAAATCTGCATACGGTCCGTTAGCATCAACATAATGACAGAAAAATTGCACATGAAACGAATTAGTCGGAGCATCAAATACTTCGCGCCAATGTTCTACTTCACAGCCTCTATAAATTACAAGATCACCTGGCTGCATAGCACATCTAGCATCGCCAACAAATATAGGCCATTCGTAATCAGCACCCTTATAATCAAAACCTAAGGTAACTGTAGTAGAAATTTCGCAACTAGGACGATCGATGTGTTTTACTAAATCAGCGCCAGGTTTGTAAACTCTATAATACGAATAGGTTGGATGTAACTTAAGACCTGTATTTTCTTCCATCATAGGATGCAGATACAATAAAAAAGCTTCTATTAACGTATCAGCATACTTGCTATGCGAATTATGAATTTGTGGAGAGTCGCCTTCCTCTAATGATAGATCATTTCTTTCATCTAATAACGCATAGGTAGTTGCTATATTGATCAGCTCGGGCGACAATACATTATTAACTTGCACATACTTATTTTTTTGAAAAAGATCCGCATTAGTCATTGTTACATTCCTTGAATTGGACGATCGTGAATCCAAGTAACTAGACTATATTTTGTTCCTTGTGTTACAGGATGTGCAACATGTTTATACGCAAAATTAGATGGAAATAAAATCAACATACCTTTTTGAGGTTTTATCTTAATTTTAAAATTAGGAAACTCAATGTGTCCACCTTCGTATTCGTCGTTGAGATATACGACTGCACTAATACATCTACCTGATTGAGTTCCACCGTCGTAATGTGCTTTATATTCTTCACCGTCTCTATATTTTAATGCTTGGTACGGTTCATGATACAAGTATTCATTCATTTCATATCGTTCAGTATACGGAATTGTAGATGCTAATAAAAGAAAATACATTTGATTGTGTATGTCTTTCATAGTTTGACTATCAACAGATTCGCCGCCTAAGGTAATACCTAACCCTAAATTAGTACGAGCTTGTTGTCGATGCCCTTGACCTACGGTTCCTGCTCTACTCCAACCAACACCTGAATTAATATTTGAACACTCTTGTTCAATCCTTGCAATAGTTAACTCTGGCTCAGGCCAAGCATTTTCAAAAATATCTATGCACCCGCCTACAGTAGCTGACGGTTCAAGCCTTCCAGCAAAAATATTGTTAACCAACATATTATTCTTGTCCTTTATGAATGTTGTCTTTTAAATATTGATAAAGACTTCCGTAATTTTTTGCACTTTCATTCCAGCGAGCTTTTCTTTCTTCCCACATTCTAAAAATAGGGTCGTAAGTAATTCTAAAATTTTCTCTTCTTAAATTTTGTCTAAGAGTTACAGTTGTCTTATCAGAAACAAAATAATTCATTCCTACACTAATCCAATTAATTCCTGCTATGTCTGAATCATGACCGTACTCAAACATTTTTGCGCCTTGAAGTTTATAAAATCCTATAGCAGTTTCTGGCTCTAATGACGGCATGCCTGGAGAATAAACTCGATTAGCATTAGCCTTCCAATATTCTGTATCGTCCCTGATACTTAATGCGTAGTGCATTGCAACAAATTGTGCAAAATTTCTCCACATACCAAATGTTGCTGCATTGTATACATCTTTATCCCATTGGGTAATTGCTGGACGCTCAAGTGTTTTAATTAATTTAAATAAAAACTCGTGTACAGTATACAAGCCATTTGATTCTAGTGGTTCAATAAATCCTGCAGATAATCCAATAGCAACAACATTTTTTACAAAAGTTCTTTTGTGAATTCCAACACGCATACTAATATCGTTAAACTCGAGAGCATCAACTTCTTCTCTAGTTCTAGGCACTACCATTTTATCGCTCATTAGATGTTGTTTAAATTCTTCTCTAGCATCTTTTGGAGTAATAAATTTATCACTATATACATATCCTGTACCTAAGCGTTCCCAACTAGGAATATTCCATACCCATCCATTGCCAATAGCTGTACTATTAGTAAATGGTTCTAATTCTTTTTCTTTATCTTTATATGGAATTCGAGTTGCTATAGCTTTATTGTTTGGCAACATATTACTATATGATACAAACTCTTCTTTTAGAGCGCCTGCTAACAGAATACTTTTGAAGCCAGTACAGTCAACATATAAATCAGCAGAAATTTCATCGCCTGACTCAAGTACAAGTTTTTCTACACCATTTTCGTTTACTTTAATATCTATTACAGTAGTAGGTATGTGTTTTACACCTCTAGGCTTGCAATATCTTTCTCTAAGCCAAGCACCAAATTTTGTTGCATCAAAATGATATGCTACATCATTGTCTGGTTCGTAGTTATCAAAAAGTCCGTAGTTGTTTAACGCAAACTTGTTATGATCCCATAGAGCAGCGGCCGGAAAAAAGCAGTTTACATAATCACCGATTGGAGTATCTGGATATAGTGCTTTTTTAACGAGCCAATCATTCATTCCGTTAATAGTACCTTGTGTTAATGGTCTTCCAAACGGATAATGAAATCCACCTGCATCTTTTTCGTAAAAGTCAGTAAACTTGATGCTCATTTTATAACTTGCATCAGTAAATGTCATGAAATCTTTTTCGTCAATTTCTAAAAATTTACAATAGTCATTAATTCCGCCAAGTGTGCTTTCTCCTACGCCTACGATTGGAACATTTGGACTTTCAATTACAACAATCTCTTTTTCAGGATATGCTTTTATTAATGCAGCGGCACTCATCCAACCTGCGCTGCCGCCGCCTACTATTATAATTTTTTTAACTGGCTTTATCATGGATTGCTTTCGCTTAACATTTTAAGAATTACTGTTTCAAAAAATTGAACAGTTATATTATCAACACCTTCTGTATTTTCTAGTTCAGTGTTTCTAAAATTACCAACCTGTGTTGTTAATTCAGCTTTGGTAATTGTAGTGTCTACAAAGTTTTGCCAAATACTAGCTAATTGATCTGTTAACGCAAGTATTCTTGCTTCATTTTGATTTCGAACTATAGCCTGCACTCTTAGACCGTTGATTGCATCAATTACAGTTACTTCATCTCTAGGAGCAGTTACTACTACTTCTTCTGGCACAGTCCATATATGTTCTGTTCCTGGCGGTATTGTGTATTCTACGCCGTTGACTATTCTTGTGGTACT